AAACGGGCAGGCTGTATCCGAGTGAGAGAAGCTTCTGCTGCAAAGTGACGACGTCGCTGCCCTTGCTGCCCACACGCACGGTCGCATGGAAGCAATGGCGCTTTGAGCGGATTTAAAGGTGCTGCCGTAGTTCCCGCCGAGCTGAGCGCTCAGCCGGAAAAGCAAATCATATTCTTTTTGGTTCGCCATTGCTGGTTCTCCTTCCACACGTCATTTTCTGGAGTTGCGCTCGGCCACAATACGGTTGCTGTCCCTGATCCAGACTCCCAGCTCGGAGAGCGGAAGGGACAGCCAGTATGGAACGGGCGTATTGTTCGTTTGTGCCATAATCAGGCACTGCCGCCGGAGCCATGTTCCGCCGTCGCCGATTACAGCTCCGATTTCAGCAAAAAAGAGCGGGCGGCGCTCCTGATCTTGTTGTAGTCGGAAATGGGCATGGCCCGGATCACGTCCTGCCCGATGCGCTCGCTGCAGGCGCGGGCCGCCATGCGCACCAGATACTCACCGGAGAAGGTCGGTACGATGACCGGCTTCCCGAGCTGCTGCATCTCGTTCTCAATGGCAAGACCGTCATCGCCGGTGAGCTTGCCCCAGTCGAAGGTCAGCTCTTCGTAGGTTTTTCCTTCGTATGCAAACGGCGTTTTGAACTTATGGATGTATGTGTACGCGCTTTCCTCCGCGCTCTTTTCCGCGACGGAGAATTCCTCCGCATCGATGATGGCGGCGGGTTCAGTGCTTTTAATTTCCTTGCTCATGATACAAACTCCTTTCAAAATACGCAGATGCCCGGAGCGGATTTCTCCGCCCCGGGCGTTTCCTTACTTGCCGAGAGCCTTGCGGACGTCCGCAAGGTAATCTGTGCCATTGACGTAGGCAATGAAGTTCAGCGGGTCGATCTCGCGGCACTTCACGCCGTCGATATAGGTGGCCCAGTAACGGACGGCATACTCGCCGGAGCCATCACCGGTCGTTGCGGGGGCAAGAGAGCCCCCGGCGTCTTTCTTGGGAATGACCACCAGAATATGCTTGACATTCTGAACAGTTATGGCACCGGCTACGGTATCTTCGACCTGCTGTGCCACGCGCAAGTCGATATTGTGCCGGCGCGGCTCAGAGAGCTTGATGCTCTGGGTCGTGGTGGTGCGGAAGTTGAGCGTGAGTGACATGGCGTCGTAGTGGCCGGGAATAACGGCCTCCACGTTGCCGGCAATGCCCGCGCCCTGAATGGTCTGAGTCAGAGCGGTCAGGTCGGGCAGAGTCGCCTTTGCCATGCCGACATACTCAACGCTGTCCTCGTAGACAGCAAAGCTGATTACGCTTTCATCGAATTTCGGCATCTGTTATTCCTCCTTCTTAGCTCTGCAGAGCCGAGGTCACATAGTCGGCATCGTACTCAAGCACGAAGTCGATCTCCTGCGCCGGGCTGGGCGGAGTCATATAGATATGGATCTTGACAATGCCTGCCATAAGGTCGGTTTCCGCATTCTCTCCATCCTTGAACTCGGCACGAGCGCCAAGCAGGTATCCCGCGCCGACCAGACCGTTCAGCCAAATGTTGCAGGTATCCATGATCGTGTCGATAAGACGCCTGTTCATAGGCTTGTCGAGCTTGCTCCAGAATGTTTTGATAACCGTGTTTCCCGCCCAGTCGAACATTCTGGAATCCGAAATGAAATAATCCTTAACATCGGTGTTGGTCGGGTAGCACGCAGTGTAGTTGCCCCAGCACACCCAGCCGCCAAGGAAGTTCAGCGCCGTAACGATCCCGGCCGCATTGAGGGTATCGCTCTGGCTCTTGGTCAGATCGACTTCCGTACCGTCCGCCAGTACCATAGAATCGCACTGAAAGCTCTTATTGGACGGGCTCTCGTAAGGGCAGCCACTGTTGTCGGTATCAACCTGCGCCATCAGGCCGGCAAGCTGTGTGCTCATATGGAACTTGTAGTTCCCGAGCTTCAGCATCGGCCAGCAGACGATTTCATCAGGATCGGTGAAGTTGTTCCCGGATTTCATCGTCATTGCCGCGGTATAGGACGTAGCGCCGCCGCTGTCGGAAGAGCTGATGTCGATGACCGCCTTGGCTTTGAACATACCGTTGATGCCGCCCGCCTTGGTCGCCATAACGGCGGCGACCGTTGTGGCGTCGGAAAATCCGGGCGCGCAGATCAGATCGGGGATTGTGTTCAGCGTGGTCAGGCACTTCTCAATGTTCTCCATGCCAGAGGCAACAATAGCGGCGGTAACGGATGCGGGGGTAACCTTGTTGTAGGCCACGTTCAGCGCGGACGCGCTGTACGCACTGCCGCCGGACAGGACTTCGATCATCAGGTACTCGCCGGAGTAGTAGGTATCGTAGTCGGTACCCTTTACATACGCGGAGCCGGTGCCGCCGGATGCCTTAACGACAAGATTGCTGTCGTTGATCGCCTCGATCGGCAGCTTGGTCTTGTGGTCGGCAACGGTCACATCCGCGGCCGCAACGCTGGATTTCATTGTGGAAGCGTCGAGCATGTTGCAGAAGATGACCGGCTGGCAGCCATACAGCTTAAAGTGGGAATACATGAATTCGCAGAGCTGATAGCTCTCCCAGTTGTCGGAGTATCCGAGCTTTTCCACTGCCTCATCCCAGCTCGTACAAAGTACGGGAGTGCCGGCGGAGGCGGGAGATTCGGCGCTCTGCACGGGCGCGGTACCGATAACAAACGGAATGCCGGAATCGGCAACCACAGGGGTACTGACGCTCGTTGCTTGCTCGGACACATAAACGCCATGATTAGCCATTTAGATTTCCTCCTTATTTTGATTTCTGCCCGGAGGCCAGCTTCCTGTAATTGACGTACAGGAGATTGCCGGGCGATTTGACCTTCACGCGGTCTTCGGCGATGGTTTCGTCGGGTACCACGAGGGAGGCGATCAGCGGGAACTTCTCAACGGCGTAAGAGATAGAAGCAAGAGCCTCTTCCTTTGTACCGTTTAGAATGGTACCGCGCTGAATCACCCCTCGAATGGAAGGACCGAGGTAGACGCTAAAACGGCAGCTCTCCACAGTCGCTTTCGCGGCCTTTGGAGGAGCTGCCTTTCTGGTTTCCACAACGGTTTCTTCCTCTGCGGCCTCAACGACCGCAGGCTCGGTTTCTTTCTTAGTCGCCATTGAGTGATGGCACCTCTCTTTCAACTGCCGGGAGCTTCCACATGGAAGACATTTCTCCGGCATAGTATGGCGCGGTGTCGTCCGGATAGATAAGCGATTCAAGCCCGGCCTGAAGGTCAAGCTGAAAACGCCTGTCGATCACGACCCGCCGAAGCAGGCTGATGCGCAGCCGCTCCATGAGATTGAGCAGCATCAGGCCGCCCTCCTGTTCATCGTCGTTATAGACGCAGAAGATGGAACGGACGGTCGCTGTCGCGGCCACACTTTCGCCCTGTGGCTGCTCGTCTTTGGTTGTGATGATCTGGTGAAGGATATACGGGGCCTTTTTTTTGGCCGCCTTGCTGTCCGGGAGACGCATCTTATATACCTCGGCAGCTCTATACTGCTGTTCCGAATCGCCTTCTTGCATGCGGACAGGCATAATCAGGTCGCAGGTCACTTCTTCGGTGACGGCTGCCAGTGCGTCGAGCAATGCGTTTTTGGTCATCGTTTACCCTCCCCATCCATTAAGGACGCGCGTGATCTCATGCTCAATGCGCGCCTCGTAGGTTTTGCCGATCTCTTTGTCCATCTTGTCCACCGTTTCCTCATGCGCGTAGAACGCCTGCACAGCCGACGGCCCGAATAGCTCCTTGATCGGCGTTCGTTCCTTCGTTTCACGTTCAAACACGCCGGTATGCGCTCCGACATGGGCGGTAAACGCATGGTCGAGAAGCTGCCGCGCATTACTCCGAAGGACGCGCGTGGCAATGCGCCCGCTGGAATCAATCTTGGTATCGAAATGAATCAGCGGGATCACATTGCCACGGTATCCGAAGGTTACTTCGTAGGAGCCGGCGCTGTCTTTGGCAACGGTGTTAATATGCTTCGTGCGGTTCTTGAGTTCTCCTTGCCCGATGGCGTATTCTTCCGAAACGATCTTCATGC